TCGGCGTTAATTTCAATATCAGCGTCAGCGTCGAGAACGATATCGCCCCCGGAACCAACCGTTAGAGTGCCGCCATCAGCAACAGTAAATGTGGTCGTGTCGGCGGCGTCGTCGCCTTGATCTGCCGCCAGAGTCAAAACAGCACTTGTGGCTTCACCAGCGGTTACAGCAAGCCCTCCAGTAACATTAACACTACCAGTAAATTGGTGCAAATCATCACTGCTATTACCAAATTTATTTGAGCCTAGATATTCGGTATTACTTACTGTAATCGTTTCAAATTCATATGATTTAATAGTACCAGAAACATCCAAATTCCCACTAAGAATTAGATGGTTATTAGCGTAATCAAATATAAATTTATCAGATCCTGAAATAGCAGCGGACCCAGAGTAGAAAGTTACTCTTTGATCTGCAGCCCCCGTATGTGCTACGGTTGAGCCTGATACATAAGCCCAACCTAATTTTCCAATGTTTGGCATTGATAATGTTCTCCTATAACGCTAAAACTAATTAGTTCAAAAATTAGTTATAAGTTATATCGATTTTGTTATTTGTCTTGGTTTCCCATTGTTTCTTCATAGTTTCAAGAAATTCAATGGATTCTCGAAGAGATTCTCGATCCTCTTTTGTAGTTTTGAGAATGTCTTCTTTTGTTTGATCAAAGTAATCAGCTAGGCTTGTTCTGCTGACTATTGGTGAGAGCTTGTCTATAACCTCGACAAACTTTAGATGGTTGTCGAGAGTCATATCTAAGCTTAATATTAATGACTGACAGAGTTCGTAGAGAATAGTGACGATCTGTTTCGTGTCATCAGACATTAATTAAAAAGTTGTACAAGTTGCGTGTACGGTAGGATCATTTGTTCCATCACCCACAAAAGCAACCCGATCAGCACCAGCAACCTCAAAAATAAATGTCTGAGGTTGTAAGGCAGCAGTGCCTGTGGCTGCTGTCGTAGCTGTAGCTTGGGAGAAAGTCCCGTCACCATCATTCACCATCAAAGCAGACCAGATTTGCACTGCATACTGATAAACATAGATACCTACAGATTGATTATTCTGGCCGGAAACAGTGACATGGAGAAACCTCTGGTTCTCTGTTGCATATCCGTTGTGCCCTTCCACAGTAGAATCCAAACTTCCAGATAAATTTGCTGCACCATTTATGACCGTGCAGGCCCTAACCGTCTCCAAAGTTCCGCCTGGTGCTTTTGAAGCAGGCACGGAACTGATTGCCTTCGGTCTTCTTGTTCTTCCCCAACTGTCATATTTAAAAGCCATTATAAATCTCCTAATCTCTCATTTTTGCTTCGTATTCTTCTTTGAGTTTTTGAAGAACCTTTTGCCTTTTCTTTTTGCTAATCCTTCGAACTTCTGAAGGTTTCTTATGTGCTCTTCTATCTAATACCTCACGGAGGAAACCCGCTTTCTTACACTTTTTAACAAACCTTTTGATCGCTCTTTTAGGATCTTCGTTGCGTCTAACGACAACTTCCATGTTGATTCCCATTAGATTAACTTACTCCAATTACTATTAAATAGTCCCGAAATATCAACACCGGGATCATTTGGTGAAATATTTGATAAAGCAGAGTGCTGATTACTTTCTCTGGCTGGCTCTACTCCTTCAAAGACGTTGATGCCGTTGTAAGCATCTTTACCAATCATATCCAACATTTTCTTTCTTTGCTCTTGAATTTTTCTTTTAGCCAAACCATTATCTGGCTTAGGAGCTTGCTTTTGTTCTTGGATAACTGGCGTTGTATTTACCCCTTTCACCACTTCACTAATAATACCAGAAAGTACACCCTCTTCGAAGATGGCTTCTTTGATGCATTGTTTAATAAGTGGTTTAAGGATTTTTTTTAATTCGTTTGTTTTCATATTCTCACTTTAAAACATTATAAAGCGCTCGATTGATCCGATCCGCTTTGGTCCAAATTTTATTTCTTATTTCTCTTTGTTTGCTTTCTGAAAGAGTTAAGTAAGCATTTGTAGTCGATGGTTCTGAAACAATATCAAAACAGATTAGTTGAAAATCATCTTCAACAATTGTTCTTCCATTTGATTCGTGTACCGAACCCATCCCTCTTGAAGAAATACCCAGAGAAATACCGGATTTAGCCAGCGATTTAAGAATGTTGCCCGATGGGGTGTCTAAACATTGAATCTTACCCATCACAGCATCGCCATCCCACCAAACAGAACGAACAATATGGGAGGTGTTGCGAAGGTTGATTACTGAATCATCTGGGTGATCGAGTTCGCCAAGAGCACGATTAGAATCAATAACCTTCTGATATGTGTCCATTTCTCTTCGGAGAATCTCCATAGAATAGATTCTATTATTTCCATTTGGAGTATTGGCTCGCTGAATACAACCAGTTAAAAAGACAGCACCATCCTCATTAACCATTCGCTTTTCAGCCTCGGTTAAGAAATCTTGGCATATACCGCCTTCACATAACTCGTAGAACTCTCTAAGTAAAACTTTGTTCATCTTTATCCTCTATAATGCGGGCGCTACCCGCCCGATTATGCTTCCTCGGCAACAGTTAGCAACTCTTGGAATCATATATCGTTTCATCTTATACTCCTATTTCTCACCTTTATTCGCTTCATGCAGTATCTAAGAAGGTGCCCTTAATAAGAAAAAGCTCGGCGGCGAGTTGGTTCTTGAAGATCTGAGATCACCTTCCCAAGCTCGTAATGCTCTTGATTCAAACCACCATCTTGCTGAAGGGGATCCTTTTTTAGACTTTTATATCTCTCTACCGGTCGCGGTTGCCTATAAAAATCTGTTTGGCTCTGGATTACACGTCGAAACTCTTTTTGTCGAGCGGCGAGTTTTTCCTCATCAACGACACCATCAATACGCCACGAATAATTATTGTTTGTTTTCCTGGTGATTCGGTACCCCTCTTCCTCTTCCTCACTCAAAACCTTTTCCAGTTCTTCTTTGATAATCTGTTTTAATTGTGATTTTGTGATTTTCATTTTTGTTCTCCTCCAAGATTAATGTTCAAACCATCGTCATTAAACAACATCGATAATGTATAACTTGTTCCAGAACTTAGACACCCCAGAAGCAAGGCATTAACAAAATTATAGTCAAATGTAAATAGTTCTGTAAATCCATTTACGCAGAACAAAAATACACCAACCCAAAAGCCCATACACATTGGGCAATGAAAAAAATGATGTTTTGGTCTAATCTTTTTGAAGATGGTCCCATAGACCAATATTAATGTGAGACCATAAGATATAAGAATAAAGTATAATAGTTCCATTATTCCCTGTATGTAAAACTCATTCCATATGGGCTGCGAATATAGATTGGTCGCAATGTTCCCTTAGTGTCACTGTGTCTGCGGGGATCGTATTCAGAAGAATACTCCTCATCTGGCTCTGTGAGCATTCTTTCCTGCTCTTTCTCAAAAGCATCCATATATTGAAAATATGGTTTTTCTTCATCAACGAAGTTTGCGATATTAACCAAGGATATGCTAATAACATTCAAGTCTTCATTTGGAAGTATCTTTCCTTCCATAGAGCCGTGAAGGCTTCCGCCTTGGATGCTTTCAGGTGAAATAACACCCTTCTTGCTAAGAAAATCAAACAGCTTGTTTTGTGTTTGATACACTACATCCGTTAAAGCCTCTTTTGGGAAAGCAACAATCTTTTTCTTTCCAACCATCACAATAATATCAACATCTGGGTGATCGCGAACAATAATGTCTCCATCCAGTGTTCTTCTGGCGTTTAGTTTGAAAACCAAATCTTCAACTGGCTCTTCAATTGTAATGGTAATATCAGCCATTGGATTCAATCTCCTGAGCCAGCTTTTGTATTCTTAAAACTTGATTAATCATTTCTTCATCAACATTTTTTGTCTTGTATTCTTCGATAATACTGATAACTTTGTTTGTTGATTCCAACATCATTGGATCTTCTTTAACCTCTTCCATTTCAAGGGAATTGGCGACAACCTTCTTTAATCTTCCTATCTCTTCGTTCAGATAGGTTTTGAGCCCAAGACCATCATCAGAAAAAGAATAGATATATTGCATCAACAATTTCTTCTGATCTTCTTGGAGTTCACCATATGTTTCATTAAACTTTTTGATGAAAGTTTTAAAAGTCAATTTATCGATCGGTTTCATCTCTTTCTTACTTTCATTGATCGACATCATGTTTTTTATGATCTGCTTTTCAAGCATCACTCTCTTTTTAACAGTCATTTCGTCATTGAAAATCTGTGAGAGCGTAGCCAAATCTTTGTAGTTAGGAATAAAATTAGAGAAGACGCCCTTGGATAAGTCCTTATTGACCTTATCAATTACTTTACTTTGCTCATCATAAACTTTTTTATTTTTAAACCCAGACCAATAAATCATCTTTGCTTCGTGGAGAATCTTTTCAGCCGTAGGGAAGTCCAAGTCCCTGCTTTCTAACACATCTCTATATAAAGTAAGCTCTTTTCCCAAGATAGAATCCTTGTGAAAATATTCTTTTAGAATTGAAAGAACGCTTTTCTTCCTATTCACATCCTTTTTTACAATGCTCTTGGTAAGCTCTTTTACTAACGATTCATATAAAAAAACCGTATTCCTCTTTTTATTGTGCTTGAGTTTCATCCTTTTTGTTCTCCAATTCAGTAATCAATGTTTTAATGTCGTTATTGAGTTCCATTAAAATCATTTCTTCGTCTTTATAATTAGTTTCTTTTTCCTCTGTAATTCCATAACTCAAACTTTTAAGATCAGAATACCCAGGAAAGGTCGTTCTTTCTGTTCCTATTTCTGGACCAGCAAGTGATTTGTAATGTCTCCTGCGAGCACCAGCACGTTTGCCGCGCTGCCCCTTCTTTTTGTAATGTTTTCCTTTCCAACCCTTTTTAGTGTACGATCCATCTCTTTTGTATACAATATCATCGTCTCGTTTAGCGGGAGGGGCGGCTAATAAAGCTGCAGCTTCGCCCTCTTCCTCTGCGGGGGTTTCAGGTTCTGCTTCTGGTTCTTCTAGATCGGGTGTTGGCTCTTCAAGGTTAAAAGCCTGTTCGTCAAAATTAGCACCAACAGGTGCTGCTTCTTCTTCCGACACAGCATCCAGAGCAGTCAAAAACTTCCTATCAGAATAAAGCTCTCTTTGGTTTCTAACAAACTCTTCTTCAGACATATCAAAGATATTGTGAGCAACCCAGCGACGGCTGAAATATCCTTCAGTAGCAGAGGAAGCAACATCAAATTTAGTCTTCCAATATTCTAACTCTTGAAGTTCGGCAATCTTCGAAGGATTACTAAGTTTCAACTTAAAGGAGATTAAATCAGCACCACGATATCCAAGAGAATAAAGGTGAACAATTCCAAGTTTTTCAAGTTCAGAAATAACTACTCTCTGTAGTCTCTGAATTGTTCTCGCGAAACGAATATCCTTTTGAGCAAGAGTTGTCTTGTCTTCTTCCGATCCTTCGCCACGAGAAAGGTAGGATTGAGGGATTTTAAGAGCAGAGAACAACTTATCTCTCATATATTTAATATCATCAATGTCGCCTGTATATGAGCCACCAGGAAGTGTCTCAATACGTGAGGAAGTACCACCACGAACAGGGATGTAGTAATCTTCTTCAACGGCCAGAGGATTATATCGCAAATCAACTCGACCCGAATCGGCATCAACAATTTGATTTCGCTTCATTTGCGTCATCACTTTCTGAATATATTGCTCTACGTCTTGGGGCGGAACATTTCCTGTATCAATATAGAATACTCGGCGTTCTGGCGAACGAACGATACGATAAGCCATCACTGCGTCTTCCAAGAGAGTAAGCTGGCGCCAAATGCGACGAGCAGGCTCAAGGACTGATGTGCCGTAGGGAGCAAACTTGTCGTTTCCAAGAATTCTAAAATGAGCAATCTGCCAGTTCTCAAAAGTCATACCTGCTTGATTCCACTGGAACTGGACATAGTTTGGATTTGTTTTATCTTCTCCCTCAATTCTCTCTACTTCGTTATAAGGAAGTCCAATAACGTTTTTAATACCGTGTTCTTCGTCAAGATCGATGTATAGAAAGTAATCTCCATACTTACACATCGTTCTACACCAACCGAAAAGGTTGAACTCAATATTCATAATGTTGTGATAAAGAGTATGTAGGACAGTCTTGATTTCTTCGTTTGGGCAATCAATCCTCAAAAGAGGCTGTAAATCAGATGAAGTCGTCATCTCATCAGCATAAATATCCAAAGCAGAGGCAATCTCTGGCGTGTATTCCATCTGATCGAAGTCAGCATAACGCTCAACACGATTTTGAGCAGAGATTACATTTGATTGAAGATTATGAAAAGGATTGTAAGAAGCTTTTCTAAAATGTTGTCCGCTTAGAGATCTGAATGTTTGAGCAAACTTATCTAACTGTGTACGTCGATACTTTCTAATTGTCTGGGATCGATAATCAACTATCGGCCCAGAGAAAATCCTCGTCAATCTTCTGAAAAGATTTGAATTTGGATTCTTTGGATTTTTTACATTTGTTTTTCTTGCCATCTTTTTTTAACCTTTAAATAACCAAGCGAATTCTTGTCTTTTTTTAATTTGTTCCGTTTTTTGAACTGCCTTGTAACCTTTCATCCCTGGAATGGATGTGTTCATAACTGAATTAGTTTTCTTAAAAGCACTCATAAAAGCTTTTGTATATTCTATGTCTCTTTGGTTTACTGATAACGCAGTATCTCTCACCCAACAAGCAATAGCCAGAGCCATTACTAGATCATCATTGTATCCTCGCATTGCCTCTGGTTTATTGTTGTTCCAAACAAACGTCTTGATTTCGTTAAGAAGTCGAGAAGAATATATACTAATTATGTTGTTTCTAATGAATTCTTCTAATTTAGCCAAAATCATTGGTCTTGTCTTACTGGAAGTCGTGAAACCTGGGACGCAATCGTTTCTTCCTTCGGCTACATATTGCTCTACATACTCGTGTGTGGACTTAATGGAATGATAAACATTGGAATAACCTAGTTCTTTTATTTTTTCAATAACGGTATATCCAATATTGTTGTTTTCCACAACAAGCATACAATCACCATATTGTTTGCCAATATCCATTAGGAAAGGAGCATAGTGATCTGGCGTCATCTTACCTTGATATTCAGCGACAATCTCCATTGTATTGAGATTTATTACATGAAAGACAGAGAAATCTCTTCCGTCTCCTCGGGCAACATCGGCAGACATCAAGTAAGTACAGGACGGATCGTATTGCTGCCAAATCCAAAGACCTCGATCATATCCAGTTCTATATTCTGGCTCCTTGATACATTCTTCCATTTTGGCTATATCGTTAGGATGAATCACTGTCTCACCAGACATATTGAAATTACACTCAAACTCTTGTGCAATCTGTCGCCTGGACATATTCTTTGTTTCTTTTTCAAACCATTCTTGATCTCGATCAGGGTGCAAGTCCCACATTAGTTTAAC